CACCAGCATTAATTGCGGCTTTGGTAGTGTCTTCTACCGCAGCGGCAGTAGCGGCTTCTGGTGTCAGTGGTGCAACTGGTGGCTTGCGGATCTCGACAGGCTTGAGCTTCTTCAATACCTCACGCATTACCGAACCACCACCGCCAGCAACCTGAATGCCTTCTTCTTGCATTTCTGCTTGCATAGGAGCCATAGCGTCAGCAGTTGCTGTTTCCGACATTGGCGCAGAAGCAAGCTTTTCTCGCTGATCTTGGTCAACAAGGGTTTCATTCATCTGATCAAGTTTAAGATCAAGTTGCTGGATCGCCATTATTTTGCTTCCTTAACCAATGACTTGGCTTTCTTGACAACAGTCTTACCAACTTCTTTTGCCGCCTGTGCGCCTGGTAATACATTCAATGCACCAACAGTAGTCTCAATTCCAGCAGATACTAGATCGCCTTGCTCGGCAGATTTAATACCTTCAGCAATTGCCAAAGCGCCTTCCTCAGTGTACATGGGCAGCATGGCAGTACCAATTGCTGTACCAATACCAGGCAGCATCGCCAAAGCGTCTACAAGCCCCATAGTTGCTGGCAGATTACTGCTTGGCCCACCAATAAAAGATTGTGCGTTCTGACGGGCTTTGTAACGATCTACGCCAAGACTTTCCAATACAGCCTGAAGCTTGTCAGCAGCTTGCTGGCGCATGGTTGGATCAAAAGATTTCATCTCAGCCTGAACCTGACCAGAATAGGCAGACTCAGGCAAGCCCCTAGATCCAGCCTCAGCCACCAGAATGTCACCAAGCTGGCTTGTGCCAGGCGCTTGGACTGGCGCTGGCTCCACAATAGGATCAGGTGCTGGGTAGAACACACTATCCCAGTCTTTGCGAAGTTCTCGTTCTAGACTCATAGGTTGTCCTGATAATCTTTCTTGGCTTTGTTCAGACGAGTCACTTCATCTGAAGACAAGCCAGGCACTTTGGAAAAATCAGTCTGATCAAGTGGCGTGTTTGGCTTTTTGACATCTGGCTTTTTGCTGAAGAAATTGTCTATCTTCTCTTGAGCTTGTTTGCGCTTTGTCTCTTTGTCTATGACGATCTTATCGCCACCATATCCTTTTAATGCATTATTCAAAGCCTCTTCTGGTGTCAAATAACGCTTTACACCTTTTTCACCAACCACTTGTTTTTGCAGTTCTTGGTAATATCTTTCGGTAAGATCAATTTTCTTCTTGAGTTTTTCAGCGCCAGGATCAATGAATGGACTGACAATGCCAGCTTCACGATCAATTCTTTCCAAAGCAATCTTGGCCTGATTGTCAACCAATGATCTGCCAAGTGATTCAAATTCAGCACGACTCATTTTGGATGAATATGGCACAAGTTCTTTGATGCTCTTTATCCGACCATTCTTGATGTTTTCATAAAGATTCATTGTCAGCACTGGATTTGGTTCAACTTCTTTTGGCTTCATCAATTCCATAGCGGTGGTCAAATTCATTTCATCTAAACGAATCATCTCGGTCAAAATTTCTTGCTTACGAGCAGGCTTTGTATCAGGGCGCAAGAATTCAATAGTCAACTCATTGCCCTTGATTTTGTTTTCAGCCTTACGTTTTTCATCTTCAATATCAGTGAATTGTTTGGCATCACTGACTAATTTCATATGTGCAGATCTGATTTTGTTTTTGGTTTCTTTATCCAGTCTGTTATATAAACCAGTCAATTCACCAACATCACCATTCATTAATTTTTGAGCGGCAACACCAACAGAAGGTGCAAATATCGGATCTGACAGCTTTGTCAGTACAGCGCCAACCTTAGCTTCTTGCACAATCTTGTATGCCTCAATAGCGTATTTTTCACTACCAGACAATGTAATGCTTGTCTTGTTTGTAAAAGGCTGTATCACATTTTGCAAAATATTTTCAAGCTCTGCTGGATCCATTCCAATGTCAGCATATGACTTAATGACATTTTCAACCACAGGTTTGATGCTCATAAGAGCAGCCTCTTGATCAGCGGCATAACTCAATTGGCGATTCTTTTCATCGATTACCAATGCTTGCTTGTATACGCCATGACCAATGGTAGCCATAGATGCACGGAACTTGATAGATGTCTCTGGATCAATCGCAGTCAGGACAGATATAGTGCCATCAATGTCATCACGCAAATCACGTTGAAGTGTGGTGACATCAAGAACAGCGCCACGCTCCATTGCATTTAATCTTGCAGCAGTCCTGTTTTGAAATTCAGTCTGTAGTTGATTGCCTAAGATGTGTGCGGTTGCTTTGTTGTATGTTTCTGTAAACACACTGCCAGCACCTTTAATGACTGGCATCTGACCAGTCTTCTTGGCTTCAAGCAATTGCTCTGGTGTTGGAGGTAATTCAATAGCATATTTCAATGCTTTCTTTTGAGCTTCAGTGACCGCCTTCTCTTGAAAGAAGTTGGTCATTCGATCTAATGATTGCTCAACGCCAGCATATCCCTGAGCTTTAATTTGCTGCATAGCTGTGGATATCTTTGGCAGATCAGCATACTGAACACCTAGATTTTCGTAACGAGGTAATTCAGCCATGTCAGTATTCCCTTCCATTCAAATTTATTGGCATAGAATACGATGGAAGATTTGTTGTGACAGGTCTAGAATATGGAGTAACTGGTGTTGACTGAGCAGGTGGAGTTGCAGATTGACCATACATGGCATACGCCATTCCAACTTTGCCAATTGCGCCTGTTATGCCAGCAGCCTCTGCAACAGTAGCCGCACCATACAGTTGTTGCGATTGAGCCAGACCACCAGCAGCCGCTAACTCAGCATTCTCACGGGCAATCTGCATCTCATAGCCAGCACGTTGGGCATTTGATTGGTCAATAGACAGTGGGCTTCCTGTCAGTGGGTCAATGCCGCCAGCGGCTGCTCTTGCTCGGATAGATCCACTTATTTTTTGCTGGCGCTCAAAAACAGCCAAAGCTTGGCGGTTGTAGTTCAGCGCATTCTGACGACCTTGCAGTTCAGCCTGCTGTGCTTCAAATCTGAATCTTTCGGCTTGTTGCTCACCTTGTCTGATAGAAGACAATGCACTTACAGCAGCAAAGGCCAACATTGCGATTTGTGCCATTTATGTGCCTCCGTACACAGATAGTTTGTAGTCAAGACCCAGAAGCGTTAACTTCAACGGAAGATTTTGACTGATTGTAATTTGAGCATCATCAGAGTACCCAGCGATTCCTCCAACAGTTTTTGTTCCAGTGAATTCTGGGATTGCTTCATCCAATATGCCAACAGTGTCAAACGATCTGATCGGCACAAGGTTATCGTTGACCAGCAAATGCTGTGTCTCATACAACAAAGCATTGACTTCAATAATGCGTTTGACAAAGCCAATACGCACACCAACAGACATCCGTGGTTCAATAGGCAAAGTCTTGATGGTCACTGTGAATGGCAATCCAACTTCATAACTGGTTGTACTGGCACGATCCATTGTGATAGATCCACCACCGCTGACAACTTCATCAGACAGCACACTGCCATCAGCAATCACATTCAGTGTCTTGCCAATGTGCGGTAGGCTAGAAATGGTTGTGGCAACACCGCCAGTAAAGCAGCAATCTGTGAATGTGGTTGTGTCAAACACCTCAACAAAGTATTTGTCCACACTGTTAAATGTACGCTTGACCACAACATAAATGTCTTCAATGTCAACGCCAACGTCTTTGAACAATCCATCAGTTGTGAGTTTGCTTGGAGCAACCACATTTTGCTGGCGCAAGATGGAGTAGTTGGCAATCGTGCCGTCTCCATTGAGCATCAGCAATGCATCTGTCTCTTCTGTACTGGTAGCTTTTCTTAACGCCAATTCAAGTGGATTGTTGATCAAATGGCTGGACAACAAGCTGATTGATGTACTGACATAAGACAAAGTTGCATCGCTGTACAAGAACTCATTGAGTGCTTTGCCTTGGCGCTGGACATAGATGGTTCCAGACTGCAATGTCTGCACACGCATACCTTCACGGGAACCATTGCGGCTGACTGTTTTCACAAAGAAGTTGGTTGGCGTGATTGGATCAAGACCAGACTGCGGTACATAGAACTCGCCACCAGTCGTAAACACTTGCAGGTCACGACCACTGATAATGTCGGTAATTGTGTTCAAGCTGTTGGTGTCTAGCGTTGCCTCAATCGCATCATCGTCATAGACTTGATCAGGATTGAAATCAAAGAACTGGGCAACCTTACTTCCCCACACAGTTGATGGGCGAGACTTACTGCCACCAAAGTACAGACGACCTTCATGGAAGGTACAAGTACGAGGCCAACCTTTGGTTGAACTCCACACATCTTCATAGCCAGACTCATATTCCCATGATCCAGTTGCAATAGCTGAAGTATTGAAAAATGGGATCTCAGTCACAGCACTAACCACAGTGGTACTGGTGTATGCAACGATCCTAGCTCTGCCTTGTGGAGTCGCATTTACATACTGACCAACACTACCAGCAGAAAAGACCGCAGACGATGCAGTCAGTGTGATGGCTCCAGATGTTGCACTTGGTGTCAATGTGCCTGCTGGGTTGCTGTACGCAATGGTGAATGCGTATTTGGGTATGCCAATAAAACTGATATTGCTGACAGTCCATGTGGCATCAGTACCACCACGCACAATCTTGATCGGATTGATATCTTTATGGGTGATGATCAGCGTATCAGCAGATTGAGTCCAACACATGGTGGACAGAATTGAGCTTGTGACAGCAGTCACTGCCAGATATGGATTGCCTGAACCATTGATATTTGTGATCAATGTTCTGTCTTTGAATACATACATCCGCTGATTCACAAAGATCAGCATATAACTGTCGTCTACAGAGAACTCAAATGCAACGCTACGAGTGCCATTTTGTGGACTTGCTGCGCTGGGTATCTCCATCAAGTGTTTAAGCCCACCACGCCTGCGTACACCGCCTTGTGGCTGAACCAATACATTGGTCAGTGTCTCAGCGCCATTCTTGTATTGCTCAAGCTCAACCCTAGCCCTGAGCAAAGGGTCTAACTCCCCGCTCGAAAAGTTGGTTTGAATGGCAACAAGTCGAACCATTAGTTTCTCACTTCAATAAGGCTGAAGTCTTCAAATGACTGTGTTGTGTTTCCTTGTCCATCGACCACCATGGCTGTGCGAAAGTAGCCACCACGGTTGTTCTCACCAGGTGAGCCAACAGCAACTTGTTGCCAGTATTGTGTCTTGCTGACCTGATCTGTGATCGGATCTGCCAAATGCCATGCCATCATGTACTTGAGCAATTGCACAAAGTACGCTGGCATTTCGGATTCTGTGGGCGCAAACTGGTAATCAATGACCACAGTTGTTTCATTTGTCAAAAGCTTATCGCCTTGGATCACCCAATCATTGAATGTTCCAGCGCCAATAGCTGTACTGTTGTATGCCCGTCTGATTGCGCCAAGTCGGTCAGATGGCAGTTGATATTCGTATCGGTATTGATTGACAGGCGTGTTGATCGTCTGTGCAAGCTGGACTTTCTTAAAGCTGAAAGACCATGGGTATGACTGTAACGTGGAGAACTTGACACCAGGGTACAGGCGGTCACAAGTGTTTGATGCTGATGTGCCTTCGTTGAAAGAAGAGATTGCTTTGCCGCCCAGCATCAGCAAGGCATCAGAGCAAATACGAATGTCGGTATCACCAGCAGCCATTTGTCACCTCAGATGTAAGAATGGCCTGCCACCAGTTGTCCAGTAGCAGGCCGATCCATTTGATACTGTGATTAATCAGTATCGGTTGCGGTAACTGTCACACCGTCAGTGATGTCAACTACTGAACCAGTATTTGAATTCACATAAGCTGTGGACATTACGGGTGTACCACCAGTGGCGCTGTAGCAGAAAATCAAGTCACCGACTTTCAACAACGATGCAACGCTGTTGAAGTAGCCAGAGGCACGAATTACTGATTGAGCGTCAGTGCTGGTGTAAGTCCAAATGCTAGGCGCATTGCCTGATTTGGACTGACCGCCGATGGCGTTAAAGCCAGTTGCTGAGAAAGCCATGTTTATGCTCCTTATTCAGTGCAAGTAATTGCGACAATGCCACCAGCATCAATAGCTGTAGCGCCAGCACTGAACATCGAAGACACCAACCAAGAAGTTTTCTCAGGGATGTAATTGATTTCAGAACGAATAGCCATGCTTTCAGCCATGCCGACAGCCATCTTGTGATAGGCATAGACCACACGGGTTGCACCTGAACCACCACCAGTCAAACCACCTTCAGAGCGGTCACCAATGACGTTGAAGTTAAAGCCCATGAAGCTAGTGATATCACCTTGCACCAAAGCTTTGACACTGTTGAAGTCGCTGCTGGTAACAGCAGTCTCAGACAACAGGCTAGACAATTGGGAAGCGTGAATCAGGATGTAACGCTCTTCTGCGGGTACGTTTGCAGTATTGAGCAAACGAGCAGCTTCACGCAACTTAGCCATGTTCATGTTTGTACCAGCGCCACCAATGCTGGTAGCCACAGTCAGGGAAGTACTTGAAGCAGCCAACGCATCAATGATCATTTGGTCAGATCTACGACCAATTGCTTTACCAACAACCTGAACCAACTCTTGACGTTCATCAAAGTTGACTTTGGATTGGTTGAAGATATCGCTGTATTCAGCAGCAATGTAGTCGGTCAGTGTGACTGTGGCCTGAGAGTAGGACACATTCAAAGGAGTTACATCAGTCTGAGGAACTCGGACTTGTGCAACACCAGCACCAATTTTGGGGAACTTGTGAGTGGACGCAGTGACACCAGTACGCAGACGGACAGTGTTACGCAAGACAGCATCGGCTTGATATGCTTGCTTCACTTCCGTGTCGAATAGCGTCACAAAAGCGTTAGAAATGCTAATCGCCATTTGTTTCTCCTAGAAACGGTTGATGAAAAAATTTATCGCCAACGGTTGTCCAGAAGAATTCTGGGCCTAGACTTGTGTGTTACCCCCACACCAGGGAGCAGACTACTGCCGTCATGGGCCTTGCGGTTGTCCATGATTACATTATAGAACACACTTTCTAAGGGTTGTCAACTCTTTTTAGACATAGTCTCCCCAAGGGTGGTAGCCAAGGCTATCCAACCCTCTCCCGCAGGGAGCATATATTCATGCTCTAGCCAGAGTACCCATGAGGCAGCGATTCATCCAACACTGACTTGTCCCACCCATGTATCAGTGTTTACCCTAGTCCCTCGCTGACAGGCTAGTAGGGTTATCTTGGGGGGGTGTTCGCCAAGCCCTGTGTTTTCTTCCAAGCAGTCCATGCAGACCCACTGGTATCGTCTGGAGTACGGATGTAATCGCACAAATAAAAAAGCCGCTTACTACTGCATTTGGGTAGCTCCCCCTGAGAACTCCCAGAGGCCAAACGCATGAGTAAACGGCTTTAAATCTGTTGTGAGCTACTACAACGATTTGGATTATACATAAAAAAAGCCCCCACGCAAGTGAGGGCTAAAACTTCCTTTGGAGACGTTAGCAACTGCTTGCCAACACCTCAACCATACATCTTTTCAAAGAGCTTTTCAACCTTTGCCCTAAATGCTGGGTCTTTCTTGTACTTGGGATCAGCAACCATAGAGTCCAATTCCTCTTTAGACACAGTGCCTTCAGGGTCTGCTTTAAGGGTTTCTACTGGTACTCTGCCCTCATATGTCTCTCTCAGCTTAGACAAGGCTTTGATGCCTTTGGCAGTGTCCCCCCAGCGGGTGAACTCCTTGAACTCATCCTCGCTCCAGATACCCTTGTTGACCATCCCACGACCCCATGTAGCCATGTTAGAGATGATTGCCTTGGCATTGGGGCCAAGTGCTTCCAATTCTTGTTCCATAGACTGTCTGGCAAGTGCTTCTTGATCGCCAGAGATAGTGGTTACTTCTTTTGCAAGATCTTCAAAGGCTTGCTGAGAGATGCCGTACTTCTGCGCCCAGCTGGTGTAAGCCTGTGCCACTGGGTCATCTTCTGCCAGACCAGCCGCTTGTAGGTTGTATTTGCCGTCTTCAGGTGGCTTGTGTGTGCCAGAGCGGAACTTCTTCTCTAGTTCCACATAAGACTTGCTGATGCCTTCCAGATCAGGTTCTGCCTTGTCTTTGTTCCAAAACTTCTCAGGCCAAAAGTCTGGACGCTCCAAAGGTTCATCATCCTGAGCAGTAGGATCGCCTTGAATATGATTTATTGCTGGCTCTTGGCCCTCGGTTGTCTGCTGTGGAGGTGCTTGTGTTGCAGCAGCTTCCAGCAGGCCAGGGTTGTCATTTGCTTCGCTCATTGGTTCTTTGCCTTTCGTATGCGGTTTTCAATATCTCGGATCACACTGTTTTGTCCTTCTCGGAACGCACCCAGCGATTGATCCGCACCAGGTTGCCAGCATGGTTGCTCAAGATAGAACTCTCGTAGCCATGCCAACACCTTCTGTCCCTCATCAGTGGCAAACGCTTTTGCCATCTGGAGGTTTAAATCAACACCAGCCTGATCAGGTTCAAATGGTGCTGATTCATTTTCTAAGTCTTCCCATCCACTCAAGCCATTGCTCCTTGTAATGCTGGCGCTGCACCACCTTCAGCAGGTAATGCTTGTTGTGCCATCTGAGCCATCTGTTGCATCATTGCTTTGCGCTCTTCTGCACTGGTTCTGACTGCGGCTGGTACACCCAACTTGTCAGCAATGTAGTCAATTGCCGCACCAGCATTGATCGCCATCTGACCTTCAGGGCCAAGACCTTGCGTGATCTGCATGAACTGGATAATGTTGTTGATTTCGTCCAGATTTTGAGCCATTGCCAATGGGCTGACTGGGCTGACCTTGACTTCCAATCCATTGACTTTCAAAGGCAAATCAATGATGCCGTCACGATCCATGACTTCCAAGATCTTGGTCACCAGAGGAATCATGGTTTCATTGACCAATCGACCAAACGCAGATCCTAAGTTCTGAGCCAGTTCCTTCATGCGCTCGACAACTTCTGTGGCTGATCTGGCACTCATGTTGTCAGGCGGCAAGCTCTCATCCAGCAATGTGCGCTTGATAGATGCCACCAAGTCAGTAATCACAATCTGCGTGACATTAAAGTCGCCAGCACGGGGTAAAGGCTTGAGCGCCTCACCCTGTGGCCCACCATTTCTAGCGACTGGAATGATCGCACCAGGCACAATCTTCACATTGGCGGGGTTCAATACACCATCATCTGCCGCTGTATATACGCCAGTGATTGCAAGGCTGGCATTCTTGAGCAGCAGTTCCTTGGTCTTGTTCAGCGTCTTGATATCTGGCAATGCAGTCAGCACTGGCCCACGACCATAGATCTCGCCAGCAACCTTCATGTATCGGCTGACCACCCATGGGCTGGACTTCAACTTGCGGTAGACAAGCTCTTGTTTGCTTTTCTTGTCAATCACATAGTAGCTGTAGTCACCACGATCAATGTTCAGAATGGTGGCTTCCACAAGGTCAACCTCTTCTGTGGGCTTGTCGCTGATGCGCTGCTGTAGATCGACTGGGATCTTGGCATCTTTCCACTGCAACTGAATGGACTCACCCTTGATCCTCATATTGCGGTAGACATTGTCAACTTGACCATTTGCGCCTTCTTCAAAACTGACCAAGTACTGGGGGACAGGAATGAAGTTGATGGGCGATGTCGCATCCCCTGGTTGCACCAGCATAACCGCTGTCCCCACAGACAAGTCCAAAAGAAACTCGCCCATGGCGATGTCAAAGTTGGATTGCTTCAGGACGGCAAACAGTTTTTCGTTGTACAGATCCAGCACACGCTGGGCTTCTGACCTACGGTTGACGGGTATGTCAGTGCCTGGCTCCAGACGACACCATTTGCGCTGTGGCGGAAAGATGCCAGACTGAAGTCTGTTGGCAAATCGCTGGGTAGAGTTGATGGCGGTCGAGTCAAAGACACGGCTCATCTTCTTTTTGCCACCGACACGCCCTTCATACTCGCCACCATACAGGTTGCGTTGCGGCAGTGCAAACTCCATTGCGTCTTCATACAAAGACTTGAAGTCATCCTTTTTGTTCTGAGCAATCTTTTGCCGTTCAAGGACTTGCTCTACGCTCATTTTTGCCATATCAATCCTTCTTGCTTGCTTGGTATCTTTTCAAAATAGCCCGACCTTTTGCCGCTAGTCTGGCAGCGGCTTGTTGTGTTTTTGGTACTGGCTCACCCCATGCATTTGCAGCCAACGCAAGTCTTGTTGGCTTGCCTTTTTTGTCCACCAATGGGCCACTTGGATTGGTGTAAAAGCGTGTTAAGAAGGATCCTTTGCGTCTGGCATCTTGCCCTGTTGGGTTGGATGCTTTGACACCAGGCTTTAAGTCTTTGCTTTCGCCAGAGCGTTCAAATTTACGCCTACCAGCTTCTGTCAGACCGCCTTGAGGATCCTTGTACTTACTCATTTCTTTCTCGCAGCATTCATGTTGTCGATCAAATTTGGATAAGGACGACCTGCTTTTTTGGCGCTTTCCATAGCTGAACGCTTATCGCTGGGTGACAACTTCTTTGGCTCTCCCAAATCTTTTGGTCGGGCCTTGTTCCAGATTTTTTTATTCATACTCATTCGTACCACTCCAAAGTTAAGGATGCAGCGTGTGCTGTGCCATTGACATTGGTTAATCGAAACAGGTAGTTGGTTAATGGCTTGAGTACATATTCCAATGACCCTGCCGTTCCACCGCCAGACTTCTTTCCAACACCGCCAGGAATAATCTCTGCATCAATTTCAGTACCAACAGATGTGACTGATGGGTTGATAACCATAGCAACTTGACTGGGATTGCTGATAGCGTAATTGCGATTTCGGTTGATGGGTGTGAATGCTGTACCACCAGTGGTAGATGTGCCTTCATAGATGTACAACTCTGCGTCCCCAAGACATAAACCCTCAACTGTTAGATGTGGATATACACCAGATGGGGAAGCCAGCACAATGTCTATGCTTGCAAGTGCTGCCAATGGTGCTGAATCTGGCGCAATCTTGTATGCATAAAAAGCCCTGCCATCGTGATTGCGCTGATGGTTGACATCAACCATGATCACAGGCGCATCAGCGCCAGAGATTATTTGCTCTCCAGCGTTGTTCTTATGAGTCAGCGTTGTGAGAATTGCTTTTGTATTCTCTGACTCTCGCTGAACAATGATTGGCATTTACTTCTTCTTGACTGATTGTCGAGCTTCGCTCATTGCAATGGCAACAGCTTGATCTCGGCTTTTGACCTTTTGACCACTGGAAGATTTAAGACTGCCAGAGGAATATTCCTTCATAACCTTCTGCACTTTGGATTGCATCTTGGCTTTGTTGTCTGTCGCCACAATCAGGCTCCTAATTTAGTTTTTGTTCCATCTTGCTCTGCCAAGCCAAGTTCAGATCCAGACAGCAATGAGCGCAGCCCACCACCCCGTCTAGCCTTGAGTGCCGCTTGTGCCTTTTGCGCCATCTCAGTTTGCTGTTGATTCATTACAGCTTCTTGCTTGGCAAGAACTTTGTTTTGAGTAGCAATCTGCTCTTGTTGCGCTTGTTTGGCTTGTTCCATTACTTCTGGATCACCACCATAAAAAATTGCATCACCCACTTTTTTGACTAAGTTACCAACTCCAGACATAGTTAACTCCTTGACATCATAAAAAAATCAGATCCGTCAGCGCCATACTTTTTCATTAAGCCCTCAATCTCAAAACCAAGGGCAAGTCCCCAGCGCACCGCTCTCAAGTCAGCGCATCTTACTGTGATCTGCAAACGATGCAAGTTTCTTGATATCACAATGTAATCAGCGTAGATTTGGGCGGCACGGGTCATGGTTTTCCCATATGTTCTAAGCCTTTCCTCGCAGTTGAGCCACATTTCTGCGACCCCATCCCAGACATCAATAGCACCAAAAATGGCAACAGGCTTGCTTTGTAATATCGCAGTGATAGCATGGCCTTGGTTGGCTTGAGCCTCTATCAACTCAGCCAGCGGTCTGTTTCTGGGTAAAGTTTCCTTGATGGATGGATCTATTTGCAGAGTCATGGCATGACCTGCATTGAAGGGAATCCAATTTAGCGGTGAGTTTTTGGGTAAAAGCTCAAAAATATCAAGCGAAGACATCGAAATCTGCGGCTGTGACGGAGGACGCAATAAAGACTTTGCCATTGGCAGACTGGGAACCTCTGGTCAACTGGCGATATTCACCGCCACCAGTCATCAAATAGCCAAAAGCGTCACCAACGTGGGAATGTTCGTTCTTGTTTGGCGTATCTCGGAACCTTTCATGCCCAGCACCAACTGCAATTCGCTTGAAATGGTAGCCACCAGACAAGGATTTTCGCAAAAGCTTACAGGATTTGTTGACCAGCAAGCCTGGTTTGCCTGAAACCATGCGATTCATGGGAGCGGCTGCGGCTTCCCTGCGAGCTTTGAAGTCATTGGTGGCGGTTGGCTCGGCTCTGAGTCCCAGTGAGCGCAAGTATTCAAAGGCAGTTGTCTCATAAATGGCATCTCGTTGCATACCAGCAGGATCACCCCAGATCCGAATTTCGTATTTCGGGAATCTGGTCTGCAATTCAGCCATTAGGGTTTGCCCGAATCTCTCCAACCCCATGTCAAAAGTCACGATTTCATGCAAAACACGCCACTGACCATTGGGCATACGCTGTCCAAACACTGCTGCTGGGGTCAAGCCAAAGTCCAGTCCGACCTGAATCGGGTGATTGGGGTCTGGTTCCAATTCGGTAGCCATGATGTTGTCGTCATACTCAGGCCAGACAGACTTACCGTCTTGCACAAAGGTGTATTTGCCCTCGGCATAACAGCGAATCCAGTCTAGGGTTTTCCCTGCCAACTGCTGGAGATAGTAGCCTGGCGGTAGATTTTTGATATTTTCAGCCATTGGATTGATCTTCCACCATTTGGCTGAGGCAAAGATATGGTCATTGGCTTCTGGGTTTTCGGGCAAGTTATCTGATGGGACTTCGATTACCCCGCCTGGTTGTTTGAAGAACTTCCATGCGTACTTTCCTGTGATGGGTTCTTTTTCGGCAAGTCTGTGCCACCAGTGGTCATCGTCCATCGGGTTTGTGTCCATCCAGATGCCGTGCCATGTAGCGCCACCATCTCGTTTAGTGGGATATCGTCCCACTCGGTGTGTAAGTCCATCGATGACAGCTTTTGGGAGTTCTTTGGCTTCGTTAACCCAAGCGCCTGTGAGTTCAAGCGAAAGCAATTTACGGACATCTTTAGGCTGGTCAAGAGCCAGAAAAATAACTTCACAGTCAATCCCTGCCGCATCACCTCTGGGTGGAAGCTTGATGTGGTGAGTGATAGGTGGGGTATGTAGGATCGGGCCATAGACGTTCTCAGGAAAAAGATCGCCCCAAGTTTTGAGCGTGGTGGTCTTGAGTTCAGGGTAGCTGTTACGCACAATGACAAAGCGGCTGTACCTGATGCCGTCCACAGGGGATGGTTTTTGTTGCACTGCACGAATCATTATCTTGGCGGCACAGACATAGGACTTACCAGATCCGACTGGCCCCATGAGTCCAGTGACAAACGACTTGTCTTGCAGGAACTTGAAAGCAATTGGAGAAGCTCTCAAGTCAATATTGATACCAGTGATTTGATCAGACATCTTGTACGTCAGGTGATTGGATGGTCACGCCAATGACGGAAGGCTTTTGTCCATCGTCAGGAGTGTCGAGTAAACCAGATGCTTTTGCCAGTATTCGCAGTACTTGAACCTTGTCAAACAATTCAATCTCAATGGTGGCATTGCCTTCTTTGTCAACCTTCTGGCTGATCTTCTTGATGGATTGCAGTGCGTGTTCAGGAATTCTGCTGCTGGCTTTGACTTGAATATTGCCTTGATCATCCCATTCCATGATGTCAGTGATCTTGGTGTTTGCCATGGTGAGCAGGCTATAAGCCACAGCTTCACGATTGGCAACAATGGTCTGCGATCGCTCAATGCGCTGGACAACATTACGGACACCACCCCATCCACGCACGGAGGGGTAAGTGCCGTTTGATTTCTTCTCAACCTTATCGGTCATCAATAGCAGTTGGTGTTGCAGTTATTGCCGTAACAACAGGTTGTGCAAGTGACATACCGACCATTTGCGTAGTAAGTATGGGTCACACAAGAAGCCCATGTCGTCAATGTAGTGGCGGCAATCCAGATGCCAATCAAAGCTTTTTTCATGTCAGTCTCCTCAGATTAAAAAGGCAAATCGTCATCCATGCCTAGTTCATTTTTGCGATGTTGTACAAAAGCGGGTTTCTGTGGTGAGAAGCTATTACCAGTTTTTGTTTCAACAGGAGCGCCTAGTTTCAGACTGAACCAGACGTTGCCATCAGGATTGACATTGCGCCATGCTGATAGCCAGTACTGTTGACCAGATTGGTCTGTCCACTTTCCTGTGAGATCAGGGTGTGAATCTTTTTCTTTCTTGGGATTTTTACGCAAGTTCCCACTTGCTTTGGCAGCTTCCATCTGTTTATCTCCTTTTTGAAGTGCAATTAAATGCTATCACAATGTAAGCGTTGCACACAACAAATATTTGTGGCATAGTTCATCTGCCTGTTCTTGCCAGGTTAAAGTCTTTTAGAAGTGGTATAGCCATTGGTTTTCCAATGGGCAAGACTATGCCACCCCTAAAGGACTTTTTTTATGCCTATATCCAAGCAAAGACTGGCTCAAGCAATGAAAGACTGGAAGCCTGAATTAGCGCAAACGCTTGCCCAAGAGAAGATAGCCAAGAAAGGCTTGACCAACAAGCGTAAGGTAGCTGTAGCAAAAGCTAAGGGCAAACACCAAGCAAATAAAGTCTTGAGATCGCTTGACAAGGGATTTAAGTTCTAGGACACTATGGCTGTGGGGTATCCGTACCGCTACCCGACGCAACCCAAGAGGGCTACTCCTCAAAGGTTATGACCGACTCTAGGTGCTGATCTTGTGGGCCAGTAATGGCAGCAGGAACATACTTGTGGACTCAATGTCTTCCAGGTATGGGGTGATTCTCAGCAAACAGGCGAAACCCTGACCGAACTTGGCAGCATACCCACACACAGTAGCATCAGCATTAATTTTTTCTAACCCGCTGTATATATCGGGTAGCCGCTCCGCGCAAAAATAAAACTACATAGCCAATAATAGGTTGTTGATCAGCATAAATACATCTAAAAACAACCGACTCCATCCAGCACCTTTGTCTATCAGCAATTAGCTACCAGGCTAAATCTTAGAAAAAATTTGAGTGAGGCACCCCTACGGTAAGGTGGGGGCGGGTAGGGGGCAAGGGTCGATCTTGAGCTAGAAGTATTACAGACACTTGTAAGCATACCTACCGCCAGCCAGCGCAAAACTGTAGTAGTACCCGCTTAACATAACGCTCGTTGTATAAAGTCAGATCCTAGATGCTACTGATTAGGTTAACATTTTAGATAGTACTGCTTCGATATCAGCCACTGTCGCTGCTGGCCCTGCCTGCTGCTGGGCTGCTTCGAATATCTCAGCACCTACTGCCTTTCTCATTCTCTCAATTGTCATTTCATCTATACTCTGTTGACTATCTGTCAATTCCAGATTACTAACCCTGTGGTCAGTTACTTTCACCTGCTTACGTTTTCCCATGGTTTCCCCTTTTGCTGCTGTAGGTTGTTGATTTTCCTGCATAAATGGCGCTGATTCACCTGTGATTCCTATGATGTCTTGCAGGGTTAGATCTGCTTTATAGATCACCTGCCTTGTATGCGCTCGTTCACCTTTAAAACCGTAATAGATCACTTTGACATACCCTGCCTTAATCAAAGCCCTGGTATGCACTGCTGCTCTGTTTAGGCTGATTTTGAAATGATCTGCTATTCGTTGCAGCCCTACCCATGTCAGCCCTGCCCTGTTACTGTAAGCGCAGAGCATCAATAAAACCCTTAACTGCATTTCAGTGATTGATCTGTCAGTGATTGCCCTGAATGGAACCACTGCGAAATGTCGCAGATCAGGGGCTTTCTCTTTTTGCCTGATCCTAGGCTTTTTGGGTAAGGTTATCGGTTTAGCCAGTCGCTGGGTTGCTCTGATTTTCCTGACTGCTGCGCTGACTGTAGACTGCCTGCATCCTGCCTGCTCTGCTGCCTGCTGCTGGGTTATCTTATGCATGAAAAACAACCATGCCCCTTTATATGCCCTGCTGTTTTCCCTTAACCGTGCCAGTGCCGCCAGTGCATGAAATTGATCGAATGTCATTCTCAGCCCCTTAGATTGTGCAACAACCACAGCATGGCGCATCTATGCACCTGCCTGCTTTGTTCCGATAGTATTCCCTGCCACCGATATTCAGCACATTAGACACATACCTATCGGTTGACTGAAACACTAAACGGTTTTCATCTTCGTCAGTTATGTATGCTTTTCTCGTTTCAGTGTCATAAATTATTTCATCGCCTGGCCTGATTGGGTAACCCGTGCGTGAATCAATACCTGCGTATTTTGCAATCATACGTTTTTGCATATCAATACCCCATAGATATAAAAATGATTAAAAACACAGCAGCCACAATGCAGGCCACTAAAACGGGTTTGTCTGTTGAATCAATCATGCTGCCACCTGCTTTAATTGAATGACCTTATGCATTTTTTTACCGTGCGCTGGGTATGCGATAACCTTAACCTTTTTATCCCAGCAGGCACGGCAACCACTGCACTGCCCTGCATTCTCATATGCCCTGCACAATGTCGCACCTTTAGGCAGGCTGTCACTGTCAGCCACGATAACCGACCCATGCAGGCCCTTAGTAAACTGCCCGTCTATGCTGTCGCTGCTGAAACGTACTGAAACGTTTTTCAGCTCTGCCATGGCAGTCAATACCTGCCTGTATTTCGGGAATTTATGCATACGGGTCGGTAGCCAGTGCTTTACCCATGGGGTGCGCTGCATAACTTCTAAGATCTTTTCAGCCAGTGGCAGGGTATACATATCACCACTGTCAAACCACCTGAAAAACGTATCCTTTGCCAGTGCTTGAACCATATCATCAGCCCAGTCTATGCGCTGCCAGTCGATCCGATTAAATTCCCGAGGGGCTTTGACATTGGGAAAACGATAATTGCCTGTTGTTGCATAACAGCCCTTACAGGCATCTACTAAAACCCCTGGGCTTTCTATGCTGCCTGGGCAGGTATCTAATGCCTGTAATGACCAAGATCTAATACCGTCTAACTTAGACGTTATGCTGATTTTCACTGCTGCTGCTGTTTTAGTGTGTTTCATTCTGATATCTCCGCTATTACTAGGGCTGCTTTTTTGCACAATTCCACCTGCTGCTCTGTTAAGCCCTGCGTTAACTGTAGGGCTATCTGCGTGGCCTGCTGGGCTTTGCTGTCGCTGGGCGCAGTAATGGCTAGGGCTAGGGCATTCACTAGCATGGCCTGCTGGGTTTCTAGGTAATTCATGCTGCCACCTGCCATTTAATTTGTTCACCTGATACCTGAATTTCATAACCCAGCTGCATAATTTGATCTAGGGTTTTTTCTTTCAGGGTTTTAGTGCCTGCTATTGCAGCAAACAGCAGTGCCTGCTGGCAAACAGGGTAAACAACCCAGCTACCATAATTTTTATCTAGTCTTACAGTGATTTTTTGCATTCTCAATTCCCCTTAATAGGTGGTTTGTTGATCAACAGGGGCCTATCTGCTTACCTGTTGCACGAAATTTAACGCACCTGCATGCTGTATGTAATAGGGACAAACCCTAGTATTTGAATTTATTTATTGACAGTGGCTGAAAATGCAACAGCCAGCACCTGCATGCCTGCTGATCTGCCCTGATCTGCTGCCCCTGCTGGCAGGTTTTCCCATGGCATACCCGTTGATTGATACCTTTGTTTTCAGCATCGAAAATTCAGGTACTACAGGCTGATTTTCTGGGTTTGCATACAGTAACCCATGCCACCTACAGCCAGCGAAAAATTGAAATTGGGGGAAAACCAAACACCACTGGTATGGGGCGCATGGAAAATTTTCATCCAGAATCGCTGGAATTTTTCCCTGCATTTGCCTTCTGCGCCAGCATGATTTTCACCAAGTCTTGCTTAATTCCTCTGAAAATATCATATGGATCAGCATCTAGCTCCTTTGCCAAACCCCATGCGTAATCTTTCCAGCCTGGCGTATTGGCTAACCTGACCAACCGAGCCAGCGTTTCATCGTGGAGTTGTTTTTTCATTCTCTTGGAACCACGCCAGCCAATAAGCAATTGAGATCAATCCACCAATGGTGATGGCAGCGCCAATAAATAAACATAGGATGGTTGCAATCATGTGTTCTCCTTGGCAAAGCCGTTCTTTTGCTTGAGTTTGGCTTCAATGCTCTTTGCAAATGATGTGACCATAGTCATGGTGCTTCTGTCGGGTTTTGTGGCTTCTTCCCACAAATTCCTAATTTCTTCTCCCTCT